TCTCTAATCATCATAAATCTATCTGGGTCTTGCGTCTTAATTACTTTAGGTGGTTGCCATAAGTTATTAAGAATATCTCCTGCTATAGCATCACCTGCTACTGCAACTAAATACTCATTAACTTTAACTATCTTGTCACACCCTTTGGCTACATATGGTTTATCTGTATATGTAGTCATTGAGTCTGCAGCAATGACAGCCCAACCTTTACCTTGAACACCAACAATTGCAGTCATAGTCCCCTACTTAATTAGCCCCTAGTTACTACTCTTGCGTTTCCTTTTCCACCTGCGGTTAAACTTGTAAGAATTGATTGAATATCTGGTGGTGCTTGTGGTGCTTGCATTGGTGCACCTTGTTCTGGTGGAAGAGCGCCTCCTGCTGGAGCACCAGAGGGAGCAGGGGACGTTTGCTCAACCATAGGATTAGAAACTCCAGCAGAAGGAACTGGTTGCTGCGGAGCGAAAGTGGCTTCAATTGCGTCTTCTAGTGCTTGACCCTTTTGGCGAGCCTTGATAACCGCAGCAATCTTATTTACTATTCCAGATGCATCTTGTCCGCCTGCAACCATCTGTGGAATTGCTTGACTTAATGCTGTAAGAGAACCAAGAAGAGAGGCTCTCATATTTTCAACTTCAATTTTTTCAAGTTCTTGAGTTACGTTAACTGTAAATGGCAACTCACGCATAGCCATATCTTTAGATATTAAGCCACCGCCAAGAGCCTGTAACATAAAGATAAGACCCTGTGCTGGATTAAGACCAGCAAGCATTCCGTAACGAACATCGGCTGAGTAATCACTCTTAATGTCTTTGGTTGGTTTATAGGTAATCTCATATGGAGAACCAGAATCTACACCACGAATTGTTTTTTCTTCAGGGTAGATAACTTCATCAACCTCAAAACAGATACTAATAACATCACGAAGTGCTGCAGCAAAGATTGCTTGTGCTGATTTAACTTGTGTATCAAATGCTCCCATAAGAGCCTGCACACCCTGACCAGTAACAATAGAAGCATCAATGTTTCCAGTTCTTGATTCTGGATAACGACTTCCTACTCTTAATTCTTGATTAAGAATATTTTGTTCTGTAAATGCACCTTGAGGTAAAGTAAGTTCTACTCTACGAACACCTGCTGGGTTAGAGGTACGGATAACCGCATCTCCACCAAGTTGTAATTCTTGTACATCTTGCGGAAGTACAATAGGGGCTTGTACAGATTTCTCTGCAGCCTCCATAGCAAGTAAAGCAAATCGATTACGAAGTAATTGAATTCCTAATACATCATCAAACTGCCCACGCATCTCACCATCAATAGATGGTTTACGAGCAACAACAACCATTAGTTTACCTAGTGGGTTATCGGCTTGTGATAAAACTAAATCTTGTTTTGTAGGTATATAGATAACTGATTGGTCTTTGTCGTAATAACGAATCATTTCTATCTGAGCATTTAAATCTTGTTTGTAACCTAGTCCGCCTAAAAGTTGATATTCGTGTTCTGGGAATTGACTTACTAATTCGCCCAATGTAAGAGTGTATCTTTTAGCAAATGCTGTACAACGACCATATCGGTCAAACTCTGGGTAAGAACCAATTGGATTTTCTAAACGAATACGAGGTAACTTTGCTTCTTCATCTAACTCAATTATGAATGGAATAAAACCGTAGGTTAAATACCAGTCTGCTCCTTGATACATTTGAACCGCAAGGTCAGAGTTCGAAAAATAATTACTAGCAATACGAGTACGCTTATCGGCAAAAGAACGAGCACGGTCAGAGACCTGATTAGCGGCCGAGCAGTTAACCGCAGGAAGTGGCGCCATAACTTCCGAAAGGTCGCGGGCAACAATATCAATAAAATTTGCCACGACATTAGCGTCTACTCCTTCTGGAAAAAAGTTAGGATAGACCTCAGCAATTTTACCTCTACGCACAGCAAGTACGTCAAGGTTACGGCCATCGCGCTCTGTGCTTCTATAGCGTAGGGATTGAACCCGCGCTGATATCTGTTCAATTGATAATGCCATTTATATCCTTTAGTTGTAGGTTTCTGCCCATTGCTCCGCAAAGGCATCATCTAAATTAAGTGAACCACGCCTAGCAGTTTGTGCTTTAGTAGCCCAACGATTTGTTTGGTATTGTCCAACCCTGCTTGACCTTTGCATTAATTCTCGGATACGGATAATTGCAAACCATAGAGCCATCACACAGTCGGTTGGATTCTTTGTGTCAGGCTTCCAAGTAATCAGTTCTTGCACTAGTGTCTTAAGACCTTCTGAGCCTTCATTACTAGGTAGTTCAATTATGTTGTTGTCTTGGAATCTACCATCCCTAGTAGAACCAAATAGGCTTGCCATAGAAGCAACGCCAAAGCCAACGTCCCACTTATTCTTACCAGTAAAGTGTGAGTTAAGTTGACAGCCGTGTGCGGCTAGATAGTTTCTTAAAACATCATCTAGGGCATAAGCCTTCTGATGGGCGTTGATTTCAATTCTTAGTTCTTGGGGTTTATACTTTTCAACCCACTCTTCAATTAAAGTTTGTATCTTGGCTGGGGTAGGCTCAGTCATATTGACACAATCTAAAACATATATCTTTCCGTCAGCACGGTTATAAGAACAAACTACTGCTCCTGTTGCTCCCGCCATTGCTGGGTCGAGACCAATAACTGTATATGTAGATTCACAATGCTTCGGATGTCCTGGGACTCCAGGCTTGAGAGGTCCTCTTTTTCGCATTCCATTAACGCTACCTGCGACACAGGTTGGAGAAAAGATTGAATTCTCTGTGACATCTTCTTGTTGGTAGACCATAGCCCAGACAGATGGGGCCACTTCAGAGCGTCTTGTAAATAGCGAGGTGCCATCCCATTTAGGGTATAAGCCCTCTTTTGTTTCTTCATCTTTTTCGCCCTCTGGTCTATCAGTCCAAGGCCATAAGGTTTTCCAATTGGCTGGCTGTTCATCAAACTCTAAAACCGCTGGTTGAGCAAAGTATGTAAAGGGAGTCTTGCCCCCAGTCCATTGCCCACCATCTCTAATCATTTTATATAAATCAATTGAGGCGACACGGGTTCCTACTATAAGTAATTTTCCGTGCCGCCCCAGCCGTGTGATAACTTCTTTTTGAAGCCATTCAATTTGCTTTTCCCATTCGTGGGCATTGGAGTTCATCACAACGTCATCTAGGATAATCAGGTCTGCTCTTGCACCGTAAATCTGAGACCCGAATCCTAAAGCCTGTACCGTAGGGTCCTTCTCACCAGAGTCTCTTCCAGTGCCTAGGTAAATCATATCTGCTGACCATTGAGTAGCATCAGCCTTATATCCTCCATTAGGACCGAAGGCGGTCTGGAGTTTAATAAAAGCGGGGTGGCTAAGACGAGTCTTAATCGCACCTAAAAATTTTCTAGCCATACCCTGGGTCTTAGAGACTATAATTACTCTTGAGTTTGGGTTGGTAACAATCTGATACAAGACGTAGTTAATTGTCAAGGTCGTAGACTTGGCGTGTTCAGGTGGCACATTAATCAGGATACGATTTGTGGCTGCCTGTTCGTAAGTCATAGCAGGGTGTAACCAAGATGGCTCGCGACCCTCTATTAAATCTATCCAGTCAAGGTGATGAGGAAATAACTTAGTATCTAGGAACTGCTCTGAGAAGTCAGGAAAGGTTATAGACTTTAAATCCCCTAAGTCAGCGATAACTCCCTTACCTTGAAGGCGGGCTTTATCGGCTCTTTCTTTAAAGGCGGGTTCATTCATTGACCATTGCCTAAAGGTAACATCATTGCGTCCAACGGATGCTAAGGCTGCCGTAATTGTAGAACCTTGTGCTAATTGTATTAAAACTTTTTCTTGGGCCTCGCCCTTTGGTATATTTTGTATCCCTGGCTTTCGTCCCATTAATCGTCCCTAATATCGGTCATATAACGCTAGGCGTTAAACGGCATAACTGTGGTCGTCTCCTACTTCGTAGGTTAAATATTTATATATTATATTCAACGAACGAGGAGCCCAAAGTGACGAGTTCGTTTGAACTCTGTAGTTTGAACTACTATATAAGATAACCTGTTCGAAGGGCTAAAACCGAACAATCAGATTGAATATATTTTTTATTATGTCTGATTTGTGGCACTTTGTGCCTATATAGCGGGGGATATAACAGCAAATTTTAGGGTAAGTATATATATATGTAACTGACTGCCGTTAATACACCCCCCCTCAAAGTTTGTCGCTGAGTGCACAACGGGGCTTTGCCTTTCTCCTCCTTTCCTTTTAAAGCATTGAAGAGATATAAAGAAAGTAAAAGAATAGTTATTAATGGATTTTCTAGGCAAAGAAACAAAATTAAATTGAAAACGGGGCAGGTTACTATCCCCCCGCATTGCCCCCCGTTATGCATTCAATCCAACAGAGGGCGAACCGTCTCACATATTGAGACAGGCTCTCAGGTAATCCTCAGGTAATCGTTATCAAATCGTTATCAAATTATGCCCCTTACTTATTGACGCCCGCCCCGCCTGCCGTCATAATTCAACCACTAGCCCAAGCAATCACGCAAAGGCAGGAACAGGAGAAAAAGAAAATGAACACTACAAATATAAACGACATCAAGAAAAACCAAGTAGTTCAACTAGAAATGAAAAACGGTAATAACATTATCGTTCAATTCAAAGGCGTTTCAAGTCTTGTCAATAGTGTAGGAATTATTACAAAATCAAAGGTGGCTAATTTCGCCCGTGTTGAAATGGACGCAACAAAGCCAGACCCAACAGAGTTTGAACTATTCGCTATCAATCTAAACCAGATTAAAACAATGCACGTCTCAGCCCTTGTCAATGATAAGGTAAATAAAGTAATGTGGCAAAGAGCGTTAAACCAGACCGCAGACCTTTTCAATAAGGCAGATTTCTCAAAGATTGATTTCTGTGATGATAAGGAAAAAGTAAACAACTAGAACCACCGCCCCCCGCCCGTAAGACGGCGACGGCTCAAGACCGACGGGGGGCACGCAATTACTTAGGCGGAAGATATCCGCTCAAGACTTGCAAGAATGGCAGGAGAAATGACAAAAAAAGACTATGAACTAATTGCGGGAGTGTTGGATAGTTCGGCACAATCTTTAACCCTAAACCCGTTTACAGGTAAAACTCTTTATGTGGGCTTGGTAGAAGATTTTGCCACCGCTTTACAAGCAGAGAACCCACGCTTTAACCGCTCTCTATTCTTAGAGGCTTGTGGAGTGAAATAATGCAAGATGTAACAGTATCCAAGACTTACAAGGCGGGAGAGGTTTGGGAGGCGATTACGGGCACAGGCTTTGCAAACCTTAACTATTGGGTAAACTTTGCGGAGTTGGACACGTGGCAAACTCCTTGTGATATCACAATCACCCACGAGCCGAAGGAGGGCGGAGAGTTAATTAAGACCACCCTAACCCCTGACCAATTAGGGGAGGCGACGATTAAGGCAATTTCTAAGGGCTTTGTCCATTGTGGGAATTATCCGCTAGACCCTGAAGATTACGACGCCTGCTTTGCCGATATAGTTCTA